AAAACCGATTGAAGAGGCGGGCAAAAAGAAAAATGAAGGTTGGTTTGCCAATCTTGCCGAAGAAATTGACGATCAAGAACTTTCCCGCATCTCGGATGATCTGATCCGTGGGATTGAGGAAGACCTGTCCAGCCGCGAGGAGTGGATACAGGACCGCGCACAGGGTTTGCGCTTGCTGGGCCTCAAAAATGAACTGCCCGGGACTACTGGCGGCACAGATGGTGCGCCAATTGAGGGCATGAGCAAGGTTCGCCACCCGCTGTTGCTGGAAGCCGTATTGCGCTTTCAAGCCAACGCCCGTTCGGAACTGTTGCCATCGGACGGCCCCGTGAAGGTGCGCGACGATAGCAACAATCGGAACCCTGAGCAGGACAAACTGGCCGAATCCCTTGAACGGGACATGAACCACTACCTGACTGCGACCGACAAGGCATATTACCCAGACACCGACCGCATGCTGTTCATGCTTGGCTTTGGCGGCACGGCATTCAAAAAGATTTATTTCTGCCCGTTGCGGAACCGCCCTGTGTCGGAAAGCATCGACGCTGATGACTTCATCGTCAACAATCAGGCGACCGATCTGGACAATGCACGGCGCATCACGCACCGCCTATTCATGCGTCCGTCTGTTGTTAAGCGCATGCAGATCATTGGCGCATATCGTGACGTTGAACTGAGCCAGCCAAACCCACGCGAGCCAGATGCCGTTCAGCAGGAAAAGAACGCGCAACAGGGTGTGCAGTTTGATGTGAAGTCGGCTGAGGATCGTGACCGCCAGATTTACGAATGCTATTGCGAACTGGACATCAAGGGTTTTGAGCATGCCATCGATGGCGAGAACAGCGGGTTGGAGGTTCCATACCGTGTCACCATTGACGCATCGTCAAAGAAAATTTTGAGCATTGTCCGCAACTTTGATGAAGATGATTCGGAATTGCCAGAGGCCAAGCGGGTCTTTGTGAAATACTCGTTTGTGCCGGGGCTTGGGTTTTATGATATTGGTTTGCTTCATATCTTGGGTAATACGACTAATGCGCTAACCGCTGGCTGGCGCGAGATGCTGGACGCCGGGATGTATGCCAACTTCCCCGGCTTCCTCTATGCCAAATCGTCTGGCCGTCAGAACAGCAACATCTTCCGTGTGCCTCCCGGTGGCGGGGCGCAGATTGATACGCAGGGCATGCCGATCCAGCAGGCTGTGATGCCGCTCCCATACAAGGAGCCATCAGGCGCATTGATGCAGTTGTGCGAGAACATCAGTCAGTATGGCCAGCGTGTCGGTGGAACCGCAGAATTGGCCGTGGGAGAGGGTCGCGCAGATGCCCCTGTAGGCACTACCTTGGCGGTCATTGAACAGGCCCAGAAGGTGCTTAATTCTGTCCACAAGCGTATGCATGCGGCACAGGCCGATGAGTTCCAGCTTCTGGCTGAATGCTTCCGTGAACACCCCAACAGCTTCTGGCAACGCAACAAGAAGCCAGCCATGCCGTGGGATGAGGCAACCTTTGTTCAGGCATTGGATAATTTCATGCTTGTGCCACAGGCTGACCCAAATACCGCCAGCCACATGCAACGTGTGATGCGCGTGACGGCACTGATCCAGTTGGCGCAGTTGGCTCCTGATCTTTACAACCTTGAGGAAGTCAACAAAGAAGCCCTTAACACACTAGGTTGGGGCAATGCTGAAAACCTGCTGAAAGATCAGGACACACCTGCGCCTCCACGCCCAGAAGCCATGTTGCAAATGGCTCAGGCCAAGGCACTTGAGATTGATTCGCAGTCCAAGATGATGATGGCTCAGGCCAAGGTTGCGGATGTGCAGATGAAAGCGCAAGCAGAGAACCAAGGCCAAGACCCGCAAGCGATCCAGCAGAAGCAGACCGAATTGGCATTGAAGCAGGCTGAGATTGAACAGCGGCGGCAAGATGTGACGCTGGATGCCATCAACCGCAAGCGCGACCGCGAGAGCCGCGAACGTCTGGCAACATTGCGCCTTGCCGAAGACATGGCAAAGAACCCTGAAGGCCTCGCAATAGCTGACAAACTGATTAAACCTGATATGTTGGATCGTCTGGAGTCAAACGAACCAGCGTTGCAACCTTCGCCTGACGGTGAAATTAAGTAAGGAACTGCGCTATGGCGGTTTACAAGGGCGATACTCAGGAAGAGATCGACGCAACAGATGCCTACAATCAGGCGTTGCAGACACTCGCCGAATCATCTGTCCCCTTGGCTGGTGGCGGTGATTACGCATCAGTGATCCGCAAGAACTGGCCTGTTGGTCAAATGCAGTTTGCCCGTGGCGGTTATGCTGACGGTGGCGAAACTGACCCTATGATTGATGAAGATATTGAAGGCGCATTGCGTCTTGCCAGACAAAATCCAAATTACTCTCCATTTGCACAGACACAGATTTCTGGCGTTCGCGGAGAGCCACACACATATTCATACCCGTCAGGTGAAGCGCAACGGTTTCGCCCCATGCCTGCACAGGCAAGTGAGGCAGATATTCTCGCATCTATGAATGCAAGCGGCTTAAACCCTACGGGGTTTGTTCAATCAACATCAGGCCCGCAAAATGAAATGCCATATGGCGAACAAATGCGCCATATTTACAATTTTCTTATGCCAACAGCACAAGGCACAAAAGATGCGGCGGCACTTGCTTTGTCGTATGGTCTTGGTGCGCCAGCGGACGTTGGTAACTTGGTCTTGCAAGCGCGTGATGTATTGTCTGGTCGGCCCGTTGATATGTCTCACCCGTCTATGGGCAGTGAAGCATTTAAGGAACGCGCCCAACGCGCCGGTTCTTTGTCGCAAAAGCCGTCCACTAGCAGTGAGGTCGTGGGCATGCTTGGCGGGTTCTTCACCGATCCTGCGGCTGTTGTTGGTGCTTTGGGCAAAGCAGGGGCTGTAAAGTTGGCTATGGCGGCGGCTCCAGCAAAACGGTCAACGGAACTTGCCAATTTGCGTAATATGCCAATTGAAGACGCGCTTGCTATTGCTAGACAAGAACCTCATTTGATTCCAGCAGGGCCAGCATCTGAGCGGTATTACGTTGGTGGCCCCCGCGAGGTAACCTCTCCAGAAGATTTGATCAATATTCGCAAAAGATTTGATTCAAACGTTGCTGAAGAGCCTCGTGGTGCTGATTGGTATGATCGTTTTAGGGCCGGAATGTCCGAAGTGACTGGTAATGTTCCAAAGCATAATGATTGGATGTCTGCACAGCATGGTCAATGGTCAGCCGGAGTAAGCCCGGAAGCTGAATTGGGTTTTGCTATTAAGGAAAACAACGCATCATTGGCTGGAATGCCCGTTAAATCGGCTCGGCCCGCACAACATGAAGCCCATTTAGCGGCAATTGCGGCAAACGACCCGTCATTGTATCAATTAGGTGAAAAAACGGGCGAGTATGCTCAACGTATTAATCCAAATCAAATGCAAGCGTCTGGTGTGACTGGTGTTAATGACTTCCGTCATGCTCGTGAATGGGGTTACACCGAGCCGAGCGGCGAAGCACAACGTAATGCATTATCATCTGCTCAACACAATTTCATTGATTACGAAACGGCTTTGGCGGTTGACCGTGCAAGGAAAGAAATGGTTGGCGGGCGAAGTAACTGGACAGGGGAACAGCTTCAGGCCGCTCCTTGGGTTCGCCAAAAAGCCAATGATATTTTGGAACAACGCCCAAACATCTATAATGATTTTATCAAACAGGGAATGTCCCCGGATGAAGCTGGCAAAGCCGCTTATGAGAAAGCAATTGAACTGGCTAACAGAACACTTGCGGATTACATCCCCAAACACACTGCATATGCCACGCATGAAGCAATGATTGGCGCAGATACAGGTCATTTGCCTCAATCTGTAAATGCAACTCAAGCCGAACGTGATGCTTTTTCAATGGACCCTAGAAGCACTTGGGCGAATGCTCCGGGTGGGCGCGATGCTATCTACTCTGGTCTTCAATTGGGGGATACGGGTGTTGCAGGCCGTGTTGCACCAACTCGTCCAATGACAGGCATGTATACGCCCCCAAGCGGAATCCAAGAAAGCAATATGGGCGAAGTTGCATTGCCATTGATTGGCTTCGACACGCTTCCTACAAAAACAAAAGCAATGTCAGCACATGATCGGGCTTTGCTTGATGCAGGTGAGCATTTCCGTGCTTATGTTGATGCTCAAAATGCTGGGGCCGCGCACAAACCTTGGTTTGGAGGAAGGCCTGAGGATAGCAATAGTTTCTTCCTTCCAATGGATCGCCCAGCAACAAGCGCGGAATTGCAAACCATTCAAGCGGCAAGCACACCTCATGGGCTTCCTGACGTTGTTGATACAGGCAAAGGTGTTACAGTTACAAGATTTTACCCACCACCACCTAAGATTGGGGCTGGAGGGTATACCAATGAAATTGGCCCGACATTAAGCGGTGCGCCAATGGATGCATTTCCTCAAGAACCTGCCAAAAAAGTGGCGCAAGATGTTCTTTCTTCTGCTCCTGCGGCTCAAGGGATGGTGAGGTCAAAAGTTGATTCAATCTACGCAGACTTTGTTGATGATTGGCGCAAAGGGGTTGGTTCTGGCGCGGCAACAAACACCTTGTTAAGCAAATTGAACGTGACTCCTGAAATCAGGAATGCTTTTGATCAAAACCCATATGTTGCTCAAAACGCACTTGCTCGTCTTGAACGCGACGAAAATTGGGTTCAAAATTGGGGCGCAACCCGAAAAGACATTCAAAACGCCCGCCGGATCATTGGTGATGGTCCGGGGTGGATTGGTCGCCTTGAAGAGGGCTTGAAGAATGGTGCTTTGCTTCCTGCGGTTGCTGGGGCAGTGCTGATTGGGTCTTTGCCACAGGGTGGGCGCGAGTAAACGGACCATGATTCACGCGATGGTAAAGTTCATGTTCTTCTTCGGCAGTATATGGCGGCTTGTATGCACACCGTCCGTCTGGCATTTTGAACCACAAAACCATCGTTCTCTCCTTTTTTTTCGTCGAGAACAGTTTGATCACACGGTTGGATGTATGTCAATTGCATTCAACGCAAACGGTAAATAGGCCAAAACCATGTATGAACCCGCTATTCGACGCGCTTTGAGGCTGGCACGGGGCGGGTATGCCTATGGCGGTTCGCCTTATGACATCTATAGCGGTATACAGGGCATCCAACCGTTCCAATTCAACCCTGCAATGCCATCAACCGTGGACAACATCCCGTCAGGTCAGCAAGGGCCATCGTATATCCCTCCTGTTGCGCCCCCTGTTGCGACAAACCCTACAGCACCCAAAGTTGAACCAACCGTGTCAACCTATGAAGGTGGCGGCGGTAGCGGCGGCGGTGGAAATTCATCCGTTGGCCCCGGTGGACCCGGCAGTGGGTTGGGGACGCCGGGAAATTCTAGCCTTGGCGGTATGTTCAGTGGGGCCAACATGGGGTTTAACGCCGCAAACGCGGCAGTAAACACTGGGTTAGGTATGCTTGGCCCTGTCGGGGTGGCATTGGGTATTGCCAACACTGTTTCTGGCATTTTTGGCGGGCCGACTGCGGCTGGCATGCTTGGGTTGAGCAAATCTCAAATGAGTCCTGAACTTGCGGCGGCAATGGCGGCGGCAAAGGCAGATATGGCGGCAAAAGCAGATGCCGCATCAGGCAAGGCAACAGCGGCGCAGACAGCGGCACAAACTGCTAATACCAATGCCGCAATGGCGGCGGCAGTCTCAAATGATTTAGGGACGCCAGCGGCGCAAACTGCGGCAGATCAGGCAAATTCTGTTGCCGAAGCGGGCCGCTCTATCGGTGCGCCTGAAATGGCGGCGGCTATGTCTGCTGACCAAGCCGCCGCTACTGCCGCGCAAAATGCCGCAGATCAAGCCAATGCAACAACTGCGGCTGATCAATCAAATGGTAACAATGGCCCCGGAAGTTTAGGCGGGGGTGGACCGGAATCTAATTCAAACGGTCCCGGCGGTCCGGGTCAAGAAGGTCAAACAGGAGGCCAAGCTGAGTCACAAGGGTCTGGTAATAACAGCGGACAAGGTGACGGCAAAGGATATGCTCGTGGTGGGTCTCCCCATGCCAACAATTCTGCCAACAATGCGATTCGGTTGGCGCATCTGATCCATAACGAAATGCGGGCTGACCCATTGTTTGACCGCAAGATTCAGAGTATTCTTTCCAGACTGTAACTGCCGTGGCGCAGAATTAGGAGCAAGTCTATGCATGAGTATTTAAGGGCGGCTCGTTCTGGGGCCGCAAAAAAGGCCAAGGACATGACCACTGCATCGTCGCAGAAGGTTGATTCGTCATCTTGGTCACCCGCAGAGCCGCTGAATACCACCGCCAAGACTGGCATGCGCCCAATCAGCAAACGCGCTTTCAAATCTGGGGGCAAGGTTGTTGGTAAAGCCGCAAAGGTCCGCAATGACCGCATGAAGCGCAAATCTGGCGGTCGTGTTGAGAAGCCAACCGAGATTGACAGCCTGATCAACCGCGATGACAAACGTGCCAATGAACACCGCGAAGGCGTGAAGCATGTCGGCGCACTGAAGCGCGGCGGTCGTGCAAAGAAGGCAGACGGTGGTGGTAACGAAGGCATTTTGGAAGGTGGTGTTCGTCGCCTCCGCAATTGGGCTGGCTTGGATTCGCCTGACTACGCACCAAAGTTTACGGGCAAGGAAACCTCCTACAACATCTCCGAGAATGACCGTAAGAAACTGTCAGACATGGCTGGTGAGGATGTCCGTAGCCGTCAGGAAGCACAACGCAAACGTGGCGGCAAGGCTATGGCAAAATGCGGAGGCGGTCGCGCCAAGCGCGTTGATGGCGGCATGATTGGCACAACTGGTATCCCTATGGGCCAAGGTGATTCGGCAATGATGAAGCGCGGCGGTCGCACCAAGAAGGAAGCTGGCGGCACAATCCTCGCAGGCCCAGCCGCTCCAAACTTGATGAAAAAACGGATGATGACCACGCCGACTTCGGTTGTCTCCCCTGATGCAATGCCTCGCAAGAATGGCGGCTTCGACAAGTTCGAAGGCTCCAAGAAGGATATGGCTGAAGACAAGAAGCTGGCGAAGAAGCACGGCATGTCGATGAAATCTTGGGAGAAGTCCAAGATGGATGAGAAGCACGACAAGCAGAAGTCCATGAAGGGTCTCAAGACTGGCGGTCGCACAATTGCACTTCGTGACACATATGAAAACGAAAAAGGCCGCGATATGGACAAGGCCGAACGCGAGATGCAATCAACCATGAAGAGTGGTGGTCGTGCCAAGCGCAAAAGCGGTGGCGGCGTATTCACGGGCCAAGGTTACCCGTTCAAAGTTCCCGGCGCAGTTGGTGGACGCACTGCTAAGGCTGGTGGCGGCATGCTTGAAGAGAGCAAGAAGGCAATGATGATTGCCAACGACCCTCACTTCAAAAACGCAAAGGTTTCGGTGACACCGAATGAGCCTACTCAGCCAGCACCAATGCCCACAGATCAGAACAAGGCTCGTGGCGGTCGCACTGCCCGTGCTTCGGGTGGTCGCGCCAAGGGCAAGACAAACATCAATATCGTGATTGCCCCGAACGGCGGTCAGCAACCTGATCTTGGCGGTTTGCCTATGCCTCCAATGCCAATGGGTGGTCCTAAGCCTCCAATGGGTCCGCCACCCCCAATGCCAATGGCTCCCGGCGGGCAGGGCATGGACCCAGCCGTGCTGGCGGCTTTGGCGGCTAAAGGCGGCATGGGCGGTCCTCCTCCAATGCCAGCAGGTGGCCCAGCACCAATGGGCATGCCTCCAATGCCTCGCAAGGCTGGCGGTCGTGTCTATCGGTCTTATAAAGACATGGACGCTGGTGCTGGTTCTGGTCTGGGTCGCCTTGAGAAGACCGAGATTGAAGAGAAGAAGATGGCCCGCAAGGACGGGGGCCGTGCCTACAAATATCCAATCACCACTGGGTCAGGCGGAGGCAATGCCCGTTTGGAAAAACCCCCTGCATACGGCTTGAAGCAGGCCAAGTGGTAACGGGTTGATACTCAAATAGAACAAGGGCCGCTCGGATTATACCAAGCGGCCCTTTTTGCATTCCAGTGGTGTTAAGCGTATTTGGCTATGAAGTTTGTAATCTGGTTGCGTTCGCAAATGGCAACCCGTTGTTCCTCTTCGCCGTATTCGCCATTAATCATTTCATATGGCGTTGTTCCGGGTTCAAAATACAACTTCCACCGATACCTAGCCTCGTCTAGAAATTCTTGGTCGGTGTAATCGTTGATGTCTTTGTTATCATCGACACACAACTGGTTCTCGAACACATAAAACAGTTCATCGCACTTGATAACATCACGAACAATATCACGCATCGTCATTCTCCGTTTGATTGGGCCTCGGCCCCGTTGCTTACAAAAACCATATTAAGGCATAGCTTATCGTTTGTCAAGTGGGTTTTGTAAATTATTTTACAGCATCAATTTTTCTGTGAGGCTAAGTTTCCCAGTATAGGAAGCAAATCCGCATAAGCGTATTGTAGCCCCATGAAACAAACATACACCAATCGACTTGAATATGAAGCAAACCGCTTGATTGACGAGGCTGTCTTCGAAGTCAGCACAGTGCTGTCTTCAGGGCTGATCGATGACATCAAGGATTACAAATTCCGCGTGGGCATCATCAAAGGGCTTGAACAGGCTAGAGAACTGATTGCCGAAGCGGATCGGATCATCACAACAGGAGAAAGAGGATAAAATGCCTTTTATGAGGATGCATCACGCTGAGAACCCCAAGGAAACAATTCTCAATGAATTGGGCGACATCAGCGGTATTCAGTTGTTCAACAATCAGGTCATGGTTGCCACCTATGTGCGCCCAGATGTGACCAGCGGCGGCATCATGTTGCCCGGCGCAACCCGCGATGAGGACAAATATCAAGGCAAGGTCGGGTTAGTCATCAAAAAAGGTAGTCAGGCGTTTGTTGACACCAAAAGCGTCTGGTTCGACGGCGTTGAGGTGAATGTGGGCGATTGGATTTATTTCCGCCCCGCAGAAGGCTGGTCTTTGGTCGTTCATGGCGTTCCATGCCGGATTTTGGACGATGTTGATGTGCGGGGCGTTCTTCCTGCCCCAGATGTTATTTGGTGAGGCAAATCATGAGCGATAATGAAGAAATTCAGGTCGAATTGGAACTTCCATTTGACGATGAGCCAGCGGTTGAAAAAAAGGCCGCAAAAGAGGAAAAACAACCTGTTGTTGATGGTCAGTCGCCCGAAGACGGCATTGCTGAACTTAAAGAACGTTTGGAAACCGAAAAACGGGCTAGATATGAGGCAGAACAACGCGCTCATCAGGCTCAGGAACAGGTCCAACGTGCCTCCTTGGAGGTGCAAAACAGCGACCTGCAACTGATCAATGGCGCAATCGACAAGTTGAGCCGCGAATCAGATTACATGAAAGCTGGCTACCGCGATGCCATGCAGGCTGGTGATTACGACCGTGCGGCTGAAATTCAGCAGTATATGAGCGCAACAGCGGCCAAATTGCTTCAATTAGAGAACGGCAAGGTTTCCCTTGAGGGTCGCCTTTCACAACCTGTGAAGCCAATTGAACCGCCAAGAATGGACCCAATTGAGCAGGTTGCGGCGCAGTTGTCGCCCCGGTCTGCGGCATGGGTTCGGGCGCATCCACAGTGTGTCACTGACCAGCGTCTGTATCAAAAGATGGTTGGAGCGCACAACATTGCTGTTGCCGACGGTTATGCCCCTGACAGCGACGATTATTTCAACTTCATCGAAAACCAGATGGGCTTCAACCGTCAGGCTCAGGTGGATCAGGGTGAGGAAGTCATCTTGTCATCAGCATCGAAAGCCACTCAGAACCGTTCTGCGCCACCTGCCGCGCCATCCACACGGACGGCTTCCAGCACTGGCGGGCGCACCACAACCGTGCGTTTGACGGCTGATATGAAGGAAATGGCATCAATGATGGGCATGACACCCGAAGAATATGCCAAAAACATGCTTGATCTGAAAAAAGAAGGAAAACTCTGATGAGTGAAGAAATTGCAAAGTTGACCAAAACCAAGCCCAAAATGGACGAGGTTTCGGGATCGGAAGTTCGTCGGTCTGAAATGCGCCCAGCTATGCGTGACGAAGACCCCCGCGAACGGGCGAAGAAACGCGCAGATGCCATCCGTGGCAACCGCTCTGGTGTCGATCTGGACGATGTGGATCGGTTCGCTATTGATCAGGCGATGGTTCCAGATGGTTGGACCTATGAGTGGAAACGTCACACGATTTATGGTCAGGAAGACCCATCGTATCAGGTTCGCCTTGCCGCTGGCGGTTGGGAACCAGTTCCTGCCAACCGTGATGCTCGTCACCTTGCGCTGATGCCGACAGGCTGGAAAAGCGGCTTGATCGAGCGCGATGGCATGATTCTTATGGAGCGGCCTTTGGAGTTGACAGAAGAAGCGCGTGATGTAGAATCACGGAGGGCTAGGAATCAAGTCCGCGCTAAAGAGGCGCAACTTAGTTCCACACCAGACGGCACGATGACGCGAGAGCATGATCGGGTTCGTCCTTCGATTAAAAAGGGCTATGAGCCAATCCCAGTCCCACGCGACTGAGGCCATAGTTCCTGAACCTGCCCTTGGGGAGGCGGGTTAAACAAATGTTTGGGGTTGGCAGTGCCGGGCGCATAGCAACCTCTCTCCTTAAAGGAAATCGTAAAATGGCGAATACAAACGCGCCCTTCGGATTCCGTCAGGCAAGCGGCACTGGGGTGACTCCATCCTATGAGCAGGTCTCTGTCCTGATTAAATCCGATTACACGACCCCGATTTATTTCGGTGATCCCGTGTATCCGCTCGACACTGGCTATGTTGCTGGTTCGTCGGTTACTCCCGGCACTGTTCAGGTTGCTGGCATTTTTGTTGGTTGTAAGTATCTCTCGGTGTCGCAGAAGCGCACCGTGTGGTCGAACTATTGGCCCGGCTCCGATAACAATGGTGATGTCACCGCTTATATCGTGACCGATCCAAATGCTAACTTCCTTGTGCAGGTTGGCGGTTCTTCCTCGACTGGTCTGACACAGGCTGACATTGGTGCAAACGTGCAGTTCTCTTACGGCACGGGTAACTCGGCCAATGGCATTTCGGGTGCTTATGTCGTGTATAACAGCGGTGCTGTTACTGCGACTTTGCCATTCCGGGTCAAGTCTCTCGTCACTGAGCCTCCCGGTTCGAACGGAACCGATCTCAGCGCATACAACTACGTCATTGTCGGCTTCAACAACGTAAGCACTAAACAGCTTACGAGCGTTGGTTAAAGGGAGTAAAGTGTCATGGCTGTCAATTTAAGTGCCATTAAAGACCTTCTGCTCCCCGGCCTCCGTGGGGTTGAAGGCAAATACGAGATGATCCCATCTCAGTATGACAAGCTGTTCACCAAGCATGAGTCGAAAATGGCTCTGGAACGCACCGCTGAAATGCGCTTCTTGGGCCTCGCCCAGTTGAAGACTGAAGGTGGTCAGACCCAGTTCGACAACAGCGCAGGTGAGCGTTACGTCTACAACCAAGAGCATACTGAAATTGCTCTCGGCTACGCGATTACCCGCAAGGCAATCGATGACAACCTCTACAAAACACAGTTCATGCCATCGAACTTGGGTCTGATTGAATCTTTCCAGCAGACCAAAGAAATCTACGGCGCGAACGTGTTGAACACGGCTACCACTTACAATGCCAACATTGGCGGTGACGGTGTCGCTCTCTGCGCTACCAACCACCCAATCGATGGAAGCACTGTAGCAAACCGTCCTACCACTGACGTTGACCTGAACGAAGCAACCCTGCTGAACAGCATGATTGCCGTGCGGACCAACTTTAAGGATCAGGCTGGTTTGAAAGTGTTTGCCCGCGCTCGCAAGCTGGTTGTGCCTCCGCAGTTGGAACCAACAGCAATCCGTCTTACTAAGACTGAATTGCGCCCCGGCTCAGCAGACAACGATGTCAATGCAATCATGATGACCGCAGGTGGTTTGCCTGAAGGTTACATGGTCAATGACTTCTTGACTTCGCAGTTTGCTTGGTTCCTGTTGACGAATATTGACGGTCTCTCCTATATGGAGCGTGTCAAATTTGAGACAGACATGCAAGTCGATTTTGTGACAGATAACCTGCTCGTCAAGGGTTATGAGCGTTACAGCTTCGGCTACTACAACTGGCGTTCGATCTACGGTTCGTTCCCGACTTCGTAATAGGTCTAGCCCCTGCCCATCGTGGGCGGGGGCATTTAACTGAAAGGGTCATATCATGGCTTCTACACATTTCAGTGGACCTGTTCTGACGGGTGATTTGCAACAGGGCGAAGTGAACGGTCCAAATCAGGGTTTCGTTCGCCTCTCTCAATATACAAATCTGACCCAGAATAGCACGACCGCTGTATCGTCTACCCTTTACATCCCTGCTGGTTCGATCATCGAAAGCATTGTTGTCGATGTTTTGACCGCATTTGACTCTGCCACATCTGCAACCCTGACGGTTGGCACTGCCGCCGCCGGAACGCAGTATGTAAGCGGTGTCAACGTAAAGGCCGCTACGGGCCGCATTACCATCACTTACACTGCCGCCCAGTTGGCGGCTATGTCGGGACAGTCTGTCCTTGGCGTTGCCGCTCCAACAACCGCCCCCGTTGTTGTGACCATCACTCCTGTCGGTGCTACCACCGCTGGGTATGTGCATGTCACTCTCAACTACATTCAGCAGTAATAGGAGAGTCCCATGAAGGGTCGTTCAAAACGGACCAGCGGTGGCATGGTTGAAAAGGGCGTCAAGGCAAATGACGCTTCGCCAACCGAAGTCTACGCTGGCGCAGGTTCTAACGTTGTCAAAGAAGCCAAAGAGCGCAAGCACGGCGGCAAAGTTGATGGCGCGAAGGCAAAGATGCGTTCGGATCGTTCCGCTCGCAAGACTGGCGGTCGTGTTGGTTCCAACATGAACCCTCTGTCTTCTGCCGCAAAAGGCACGGAACCCACTGCACACAAGTCAATGGTAAACTACTAAGCATTGCTTGTTGGTGGATTTGCGATAAGATAGGCGGGACTTAACGGTCCCGTCTTTCATATGGAGATACTGATGTCAGGTGCATGGACGCGCAAAGAGGGCAAAAACCCTTCTGGTGGGTTGAATGACAGAGGCCGCGCCTCTTTGAAAGCGGAAGGCCATGACATCAAAAGGCCACAGCCTGAAGGTGGCTCTCGGAAAGACAGTTTCTGCGCCCGTATGACGGGGATGAAGCGGAAGTTGACTGGTTCGGCAAAAGCCGCTGATCCTGACAGCCGTATCAATAAATCATTGCGTAAATGGGATTGCTGACATGAGTGACAAACCTTTCTGGGAAAAAGATGCCCCCAAAGACGCGAAGGCAAAGCACCTGAACCGTCAGCAGGTCCAGACCGCCAAGGCCAAAGCCCGTGCCGCAGGTCGGCCTTATCCAAACCTTGTAGATAACGCCGCCGTTGCCCGCGCAGGGAAAGGGAAATAACCATGCGTTCAATTATCGTCGAATGTGGTCCTTACGCCGCGCCCTCCGCAACCAACATCCGCACGGCATCTGCCGTGACTGCTGGAGCGGTTGTGTTGAATGGCTCTCTTGTCACCACCACAACTACGGGTAACACTTACTCTGGTTCTGCAATTACCGTGACCTTGGCTACGCTGGACAAGCCCCGCCGTGTTCTGTTCACCTCTGTTGGCAATGACAGCGGCATCACATTCACCATCACGGGGACAGATTGGAACAATAACCCTGTTTCAGAGGTTCTGACAGGGGCAAACGCCACTTCAGTTTATACCGTTTACGACTATAAGACCGTGACATCGGTTGTTGCATCTGGCGCATCGGCTGGAAATGTCAGCATCGGGACAAATGGTTTCGCATCAAGCCGCCCTGTGTTTTTGGACACCTATGCTGACAGTAGCACTTACATCCAAACTGACACTGGCGGTTCTACTGCGATCACCTACAGCATTCAGCTTTCTGGCGATAACCCCAACTATCCACAGTATGGAATGGGTTCTGACACCTATGCCAATGCTCGTTGGATCAACTCCGGCACTGCCGCTTTGGTTAACGCGACCACCTCGCAAAATGCAAACCAAGCTGGCATTCCAAGCATGATTCGGTGTCTGGTAACCAATGCAGGTTCCAACACCACGGCATCGGTCCATGTTAACTTCAACCAGTCTGGCATGGTTTCCTACTAATCCTATAAGGGTGTCCCTATGGCAAATGTCACAATCTCAGGGCTTGCATCGGGAACAGCCCTTGTAGGCACGGAACCGTTTCCCGGCGTTCAAGCCGGAAATACGGTCAAGTTCACTGCGACCCAAATTGCCACCTTTGCTTGGACAACGCCTGTTCTGACGGGGAACGTCTCCCTTTCAACAATTATCACCCCTGCTTCTAATACCGATCTGACTGTCACGCCAAACGGCACTGGGTCTGTTCTGCTTAATTCCACCACCAATATTGGATTGAAATCGTCTATCACTACGGTTGGGCTTGGTTCGGCAGATGCCACCATCACCACCAAAGGTGCGTATAACCTGATCCTCCGCACGAATGATGCGACCGCGAATCAGGGCATTATCACAATCAATGACGGCGTGAACGGCGATATTTCCATTTCCCCTGACGGCACGGGGCAATTGCTTGTCCTCAAGAACATTCTTGGGTCAACGGCTATTCGGTCTAGCGGCCCTACAAGCGGTGTAGGTTATGCCACTGGTGCGGGTGGAACGGTCACACAGGCTACAAGCAAGGCCACTGGCGTTACGCTGAACAAGGTTTGCGGCACTATCACCACTGCCGCTGATGCTCTTGCCAATGCAACCGCTGTGTCTTTTGGATTGACAAACTCAGCAATTGCTGCGGGGGATATAATGATTTTGAACCATATTTCTGGCGGGACACTTGGAACGTATATTTTCAATGCGTCTTGTGGGGCAGGTTCGGCGACGATCACTATTCGCAATATTTCAGGTGGTTCTTTGAGTGAGGCAATTGTTATTGGTTTTGCCCTCATCAAAGCAGTAACAGCCTAAAGGGTGAAGCATGACCACCAGCGGAACATACGCCTTCAATCCATCCCTTGGTGAGTTGACGCTTTACGCATTTAATCTGGCAGGTGTTCGCAACACGGCGATCCTGCAAGAGCATATGTCCAGTGCGCGAATTGCCACGAACCTGATGCTCTCGCGCTGGGCCAACATGGGTGTAAACCTCTGGAAGGTGGATTTGGTCACCTTGTCACTGGTAACAGGCCAGACAGAATACCCCGCTGGGTCTGATGCAAATGATGCCAAGCGCACGGTGATGGTGCTTGATGCATATGTGACAACGACCCAAACGGGCCAGAACATCGACCGAATCATTTTGCCTGTAAGCCGCACGGAATATGCTTCATACCCCAACAAACAACAGCAGGGGTTTCCGACAATTTATTGGTTTGATCGCCTGATTAGCCCAACCATGACAATCTGGCCTGTGCCAAACACCGATAGCGGCCCAGCCACGATCAGCTTTTATCGCGTGACACAGATTGAAGACGCAAATGTCGCAGACGGTCAAACTGCGGATATTCCGTATCGTTGGCTTGACGCTTTTGCAAATGGTCTGGCATATCGTCTTGCCCGCGTTTGGAACCCGCAGATGGTCGCGCAGTTGAAGCCAGAAGCTGATGAGGCCTACGCAATTGCGGCACAGCAGGATGTTGAAGACGTTGATATGTTCATCTCACCACAAATGAGTGGGTATTGGCGCAATTAAGGACGCATTATGAGAACGCACGGTAGGGCAAGGGTAAGTGCTAAAAACCCGCAGGCGTTCGCAATTTGTGATCGTTGCGCGATGCTTTACAACCATGTCGATCTGCAATGGCAGTATGACTGGGCTGGCGCATCTCTGATCAACAAACGCATGCTTGTGTGTCAACCATGCCTTGACACGCCACAGCAACAACTTCGGGCAATTATTCTTCCTGCCGATCCCGTGCCAATAGTCAATCCTCGTGTCGAGCCTTATGCGTTTGACGAAACAGATGACCTGATGGCATCAACGCCAACTGTGACTGATCCGACAACGGGCATTCCAGTCCCGCAGGGGACGCCGCTTGGCACTGAAGATGGGTTAAATATCACCTCGCAGGCTGTTGGGCCTCCCCTTGGTTTGGACCCCAATGCTGTCATGCCATTGAATGGTTCTGTCCATTTTAACATTTTGATCCCTGTTACTTCGATATATTCGACGGGGACCAATGTTATCACTGTGACTTGTCCAACTCCGCACGGCCTGTCAAACAATGATCAGGTGTCAATTTATGGTACTTCAAACAATCAGATTATGGGGTTTTTCAGCGTCAAAGTGACTACGGCAACCACATTTACCTATGAGATCGTGCCGTTCATCAGTGCTGGCATTTACCTGACTGAAACCACGCGAGTGGCGACATGCTCGGTCGGCCTTCCATATGGCTATATCAAGATTCCCATTGTGGACATCATCAAGTCACAGAACTCGCCGACACCATATTTCTTCATCAACAACAGCGACCAACCAATCTTTTTCACAAACAATGATGGCGATGTTCTCCTCTGGAGTTTCACCCCGTGATCATGTATTGTGATGGCGTTGCAGGAGATTTCTGATGTCGCTTCCAGTCACGTTGCCATATACCATTGGTTCTATGAGCGGCCTTGTTCCTGCAAGTGACCTTGATGCCAACTATAATGCCCTGACTGAAGCTATCAATGGCATCAATGCTGGCACAAACCCGCTGACAAACGTATCAGTCACGGGCGGCACATGGGCTGGTTCGCGGATCGGCGTGTCATACGGCGGCACAGGTCTGACAACCGCGCCAACCAATGGCCAACTGTTGATCGGCAACGGCACTGGTTACACGCTTTCGACCATTACTGCTGGGTCGGGGATCACAGTCACTAACACTTCTGGCGGTATCAGCATCGCAGTTTCAGGCGGCTCCACTGGCACGGTGACAAGCGTTGCTGTGAGTGGTGGCACAACGGGCTTAACAACCAGCGGCGGCCCTATTACAACTTCTGGAACGATTACACTGGCTGGGACACTTGCTGTTGCCAATGGCGGCACGGGTGTGACTACAAGCACTGGCTCAGGCAACAATGTTCTTTCGTCTGGCCCAACTCTTGTTGCCCCTGTTTTGGGAACTCCTGCTTCGGTTACGTTGACCAACGGCACGGGCTTGCCCCTGACCACTGGTGTGACTGGGACACTTCCGTCAGCCAACGGCGGCACAGGACTTGCGACATATGCCAAGGGAGACATCATTTACGCCTCTGCGGTCAACACACTGTCAAAGCTGGTTGCTGGCACTGATGGCTATGTGCTGAAGCTGGCAAGCGGTGTGCCAACATGGCAGGCCTCATCTGCCGCCTTGGTTGTCGGAACCAGCACGGTTACTGGCGGAACAAGCGGTCAGATTTTGTATGACAACTCTGGCGTGATCGGTGAGAAGGCAACGACTGGTTCGGGCAATGTGGTTCTTGCCACCAGCCCAACACTTGTCACGCCTATCCTTGGGACGCCAACTTCTGTCACCCTGACAAATGCCACTGGCCTTCCTGTTGGCGGCATCAGCGCAACGGGGACACCATCTGTTACCACATTCCTGCGCGGTGACGGCTCTTGGTCATCTCCCGCAACCGCCAGTGGTTTAACTGTCGGCACAACGACGATCACAGGCGGCACATCAGGGCGCGTTCTGTATGACAATTCTGGTGTTGTCGGTGAGTTAGCAACAAGTGGTTCTGGAAATGTTGTTCTCGTCACGGGAGCAACACTTGTGGCCCCAGTTCTTGGGACGCCCGCGTCTGTCACATTGACCAATGCAACTGGGTTGCCATTAACATCTGGCGTAACAGGAACGTTGCCTGTCGCAAACGGCGGCACAGGCGCGGTTACTTTAACAGCAAATTCCGTTTTGATTGGAAATGGCACAGGTGCTGTGACATCAGTTGCTCCCGGAACTACGGGTAATCTTCTCACGTCGAACGGAACCGCTTGGGTTTCTACTGCAAATACTGGCGTTTCAACTGGTAAGGCCATTGCGATGGCGATTGTCTTCGGGAGTTAAAAATGGCTAATCCAAACATTGTCAATGTCACATCAATTTACGGCACAACCTATGTGCAGGCGGTTGGCGTGTCTGCAACTGCCATTGTTACCAATTCGGCGGCATCTGGCACGGTGATCAAGCTGGACGCGCTGTATGTTGGGAACATTGACACATCGGCATCATACAAGATCACGGTAGACCTTTTTCGGTCATCAGTTGCTTATAACATGCTGTATCAAGTTTCTATTCCGGCTGGCGCGGGTTTGGATGTGCTGTCTAAATCCATCTATCTGCAAGAGGGCGATTCATTACGCCTTACGGCTGATACGGCAAGCAAACTTCAGGCGGTCGCTTCTGGAGAGGTAATTTCAAGTGCGTAAAGGCAACGGCGGAATTATTGGGCCACAAAACCGCACCACATCAACTGTGGCGGCGGGTATTTGGTCTATGGACGAACAGCAGCAAGGTCTGGGGGCGCGCAACTGGCCCGGAACCCCTGCTGCAACCGTTCCAAACGCGCCAAGTTTTGCCAATTCTGCCACGTTTACCGCTTCAATAAGCACCAATGTTATGACCGTTTCCGCTATTGCCAGTGGCACTTTGGCGGTTGGGCAGGTTGTATCTGGAACGGGCGTTACGCAATATACGACAATTACGGCTCAATTGACTGGAACTGCGGGTTCTACAGGCACATATACGGTGTCGTATGGGCAGACTGTATCTTCAACAAGCATGTCGTCCACTGTTGTTTTGACATCAATTATCACTGCAACATCATCCGTGCAAATCCCGTTTATCACAGGGTATGATGGCGGCAGTCCAATTACAGGCGTAACTGCAACAATTTATAACGGAGCATCAGTTGCAAAGACGGTAACAGGGACAACTTCACCTCTGACGGCAACTTTGCTGCCAAATAGCACTGTCTATTCAGTAACATTAACCGCAACAAATGCCATTGGAACCAGCACGGCAAGCACAGGGCCATATTTTAAAACCCCGGCTGTCCCAGACGCGCCCACTATTGGAACGGCTACGCTTTCTGGAACCACTGCAAGTGTTCCATTTACAGCACCTACCAGCAACAATGGTTCGGTAATTACAAGTTACACCGCCGTGTCTAGCCCCGGGGGTATTACAGCATCTAGTGCAACTTCGCCCATTTCTGTTCCGGGCCTTTCTGGGTCAACTACATATACATTTACCGTCTATTCAACAAATGTTGTTGGTAATAGTGTTTCATCTAGTGCGTCAAATAGCGTAACCACAGGCCCAGCGTATACTATAACATATCTTGTCGTTGGTGGTGGCGGCGGCGGCGGGGCGTCTGGCGGCGGAGCCGGAGGTTATCTTGCAAGCTCGTCTGTATTTTCAGGAGGAAGCGTCTTATCCGTTACAGTTGGTGCTGGTGGTATAAGTCAAACTTCAGGAAGCAATTCTGTATTTTCTAGCGTAACCGCAACTGGCGGCGGTTACGGGGGTAAAACAGGTGCTGATTCTGGAGGCACGGGTGGTTCTGGCGGGGGCGCGTTTTCTAATTCTGCCACTGTTGTAAACGGTGCTGCGGGAACATCTGGTCAAGGTAACTCAGGCGGTAGTTCTGCAGGGGACCGAGGCGGCGGTGGTGGTGGTGCTGGCGCAGTAGGGGCAAATTCGTCTGGTGGAACAGCCGGGGCTGGTGGTATTGGATTGCAATCTTCTATTACAGGAACGGCAGTTTATTATGCTGGCGGCGGGGGGTCGTTTAACGGTTCTGCTGGCGGTAATGGCGGCGGTGGAGCAGGGGGGTCTGTTGGTACTAATGGCACAGATAACACAGGCGGTGGTGGGGGCGGTGGCAACGCATTTATTGGTGGGATTGGCGGCTCAGGAGTAGTTATTTTGTCCGTTCCAACATCTTCTTACAGCGGAACTACAACTGGGTCTCCAACAATCACCACAAACGGCTCCAACACTATTATTAAATTTACTGGTAACGGTACATACACGGCGTAAGGTGGGACATGGGACATTTTGCAAAGTTGGATGATCAAA